GCGCGATTGTTTGGGATATTATTCCCTATGCATACTTTGTTGATGGTTATTGCCCCACTCCATACTCTACTCGTTTCGAATCATTGTGTGTGTTGATGGACACACACCAACCTAAAAAAATAAAATTGGTTGATAGTTGGGAAGTTGACACACTAGAAGAAGTGAATACTCTATTTGAAGGATTACTTGCCGATGGTGAGGAAGGTATTATCTTGAAAGATAGAACTGGAATCTGGGAGGACAAACGTGCAAAGCATCAAATTAAATTTAAAGGCGAGCTGGAATGCGATCTTGAAATCACTGAGGCGGTTGAAGGAACAGGTAAGTATGCAGGTAGACTTGGTGCTTTGGCATGTCGCTCCCGACAAGAAAACGGCATCTCGATTACCGTCAATGTTGGTAGTGGTTTCAATGACGATCATCGAACTGATCTTTGGGCTATTCGTGATTCTCTCATTGGTAAAATTGTGGCAGTAAAATACAACATGCGTATTAAAAACAAAGCAGGTGAAGAAAGTCTCTTTCTGCCAGTCTTTGTTGAAGTTAGAGATGATAAAGATATAGCAGATTCTATTGGAGATATAAAATGAAAGTTGTTATCAATCGTTGCTATGGTGGATTTGGTCTATCCAACGAAGCATTTGAGTTATTGCTCAATAAAAAAGGTATTGAGTTTGAAAAAGTAGAATCAAAAGTTTCTTTTGGTATAGACCGATATGATTACTATAATCTAGGGCACGCTGGTGATAGTAGTTACTTTCTTTCTGACTACGACTTTTATGACAAACGAGAAGACTCCGATTTAGTTGCAGTCGTTGAGGAACTTGGTGATAAGGCAAATGGTTGGGCAGCAGAACTTGCTATTGTAGAAATCCCTGATGATGTTAAATGGCACATTCGTGAATATGATGGTATCGAGCATGTCGCTGAAGACCATCGCACTTGGAGTTGATGTATGAGAAAAGAACTTGATGAAGCACTGTGTGCAAAATATCCACAGATCTTTAAAAATAGATTTGGAGATATGCGAGAAACACTAATGTGTTTCGGATTTGAACATGGTGATGGTTGGTATAACATTATTGATACACTATGTGGTCTAATGACCAGTGAATATCGTCAGCGTAAAGACAGCTACGAATTCGCCAAAGAATGTTTGGAAGAACGTGGTGGTAAATTCCCCTGGAAAAGTGATAAAGTAGTTACTGCTGAGGAGGTCGAAGAAGAACGACTAGCGATGGAAGAAGCTGAAAAACATATTCCTATTGCTGTTCAAGTCAAAGAGAAGTTCGGTGGATTACGATTTTACGTTCAAGCAGCAACTGACAAGCACTACAACTATATTAATTTTGCTGAAAGTATGAGTTATCGCACCTGTGAAGTTTGTGGTAATCCTGGAAAACGATATACCGATGGATGGCATCAAACACTTTGTGACACTCATGCTGCAGAACAGAATCGTAGAGATGTGGAGGAATGTGATGAGTAAGTATGTTCTAGTTGATACACTTTCCCAATTTCGTATGCGTTATGTGATTGAAGTGCCTGATGATCATAATGATAAAGAGTTTCCTTGCTCAGCAATTCAGTGGGCAGAGGATACTGTCACAATGGAAGAAATGAAAGAGTTTTCTCAGAAGTGGTTGGGTGAAACTATCATCGGTTCTCGTGAAGTTACTCGTGATGAGATTCTGCAGATTTGTAATGAAGATAATAATTATCTAAGATCTTGGACTGAAGAACAGAAGATGAATTTGGTTACACCAATCGGATATAAAGGTGAATAATGTTTTTATTTGATGTAGAAACTTTGGGAGTTGAATCCAATGCTGTCGTTTTATCGGCAGCATTGATTCATTTTGACCCAGAGAAACGACCAACATATCAGGACTTGCTCGATGATGCATGCTTTGTTAAGTTCAATGCAAAAGAACAACTTGATATGGGTCGCACTGTTTCAAAGTCTACTCTTGAATGGTGGAAAGAGCAACATGAATATGTTCGCAAACTTGCACTTGACCCAACACGTGAAGACATGACTGCAGAAAATGGTATTGCAAAACTAAAAGCATACATGAATAAGTTTCCAAATGCAGAGAAACAAACTATGTGGGCACGTGGATCTCTCGACCAACTTGTGATTGATTCATTGTGTGTCAAAGTTGGCGTGCAAGAAATCACTGGGTATAATATGTGGAGAGATGTTCGAACTGCAGTAGACATTCTTTATGGAACTACAAATGGATATGTAGATGTAGAGCATCCATTGTTCAAACGACATGAAGTTATCAAACATCACCCTGTTCACGACTGCGCACTAGATGCTATGATGTTGTGCTACGGTAAGAGCGTTTGACATTTATCGAAATGATACCTAGTCATGTTACCACCTTTGCCTGATTTATTGCAATGTGGACATGTGACGAGTTTCATTGTTTTTGAAACCCCTCTTCTAGAATCTGACATTTTCTGTTTAGTTTCTAATGAGTGGGTTTTGCCTTTATGAGATTCGGATATCCTTTTCTTTCTTTCATCAGAGTGTGGGTTTCGTTTCTGCCCTTTTTGCCCTTTGCTGATGTTTTCACGATGTTCTTTTGAGAGTTTTTTACCACGATTGCCGTGATGTCCTCTGCAATAGAACTTCTCGTCTGCATTATGTTGATTTATCCATTTATCTGATTGGGCAGCTTTGACACGATTAAGGAACTTTGTTTCCCATTTTCTGGCTTCTTCTGGGGTATTAAATACTTTACGAACAGAAACTTTGAATGCATCTTTACCATGTTCCAGAATTAGTTGCTTTACAACTTTAGATGAGGTAAAATATGTCTTCCACAGAGAAGATGGATGACAACCTTTACCGTACCTCGAGCCATAGTAATACTGGTCGGTTATGGTGCAGTGGAGAAGGTATGTGAAAGGAGTAGTTTTCATACTACTATTTATAATTTTACGAAACTAATGTATGGTTATGAACGAAAAAAATGTAAAAAATTGGGTTACGGTTAGTAGATCCAATGTTGATAATGCATTAAAATGGGCAAAGAAACACCCACAATATATCACCAATGATTATGCTGTTATTGGTGGTAGATCTGAGCATTATGAAAGGGGTAACGATTACAATAATTTCGATTTCTTTTTTAAGACTGGTTCAGTGATGAATCAATTTGAGACAATATTTGGGGTTAAGTAATTGGAATTTTATACCACTGCCCAACCATGGGGTGACAAGATCCTCGTTCGAGGATACGATAAAGGTAGACCATATATGCGTAAGATAGATTTCTATCCTACGCTTTTTGTGCCTTCTAAGACTCCAACAAAGTGGCGCACACTTGAGGGTTCGTATGTTGATGAAGTAAAACCTGGAACAATCAAAGAGACAAAAGAGTTTGTCAAGAAGTATGAAGATGTTTCTGGCTTTAACATCTATGGAAACACCAACTATTCCTATCAATATATCAGTGATACATATGAAGATGATGTAAACTGGGATATGGAACTTATCAAAGTATTTACAATTGATATTGAGACTGCCACTGAATATGGTTTCCCAGACATTCGTAATGCCAACGAAGAAATTCTACTTATCACTGTCAAGGATTTGAACAAGAAGACAGTCATCACATTCGGTTATTCTCCGACTGGCGATACCTATCAAAACACTCGTGAAGATGTAACCTATCAGGCATACAATTCTGAGTTGTCCATGCTCAAAGACTTTATGATTTGGTGGCAACAAAACTATCCAGATGTCATCACTGGTTGGAACACTGACTTCTTTGACGTGCCATATCTGATCAATCGAATCAATCGAGAGTTGGGTGAAACCTTCGCAAAGAAGATGTCACCATGGAGTATCATCAATCAACGTAATACATTTATCAAAGGCAACGAAGAACAACATTATGACATTTCTGGTATCAGCCAGCTGGACTATCTAGAACTTTACAAGAAGTATACCTACAGCAAACAAGAATCCTATCGTTTGGATTACATTGCTGAACAAGAACTCGGTGACAAGAAGAAAGAGAATCCAGGAGAAGACTTCCGTGATTTCTACACCAGCTATTGGCAAAAGTTTGTTGAGTATAACATTCATGACGTAGAGTTGGTAGACAAGATGGAAGATAAGATGCGTCTAATCGAACTGCATCTGACCATGGCATACAACGCAAAGATTAATCCAGAGGATGTTTACTCTCAGGTTCGTATGTGGGATACGATTATCTACAACCACCTGCGTAAGAAAGGCATTGTCATTCCATTGAAGACTGGCAGTTCCAAGTCTGAACAATTTGAAGGTGCGTATGTTAAAGACCCAATCATTGGTCAACACAAATGGATGGCATCGTTTGACTTGAACAGTCTGTATCCTCACTTGATTATGCAATACAACATCAGTCCAGAAACTCTGACTGACGAAAAGATTCCTGTCACTGTTGACAAACTTCTCGAGAAAGAGATTGATACATCTTATGCCAAGCGTAGAGACCTAGCGTTGTCTGCAAATGGATGGTGTTATCGAAAAGACATCAAAGGGTTCATGCCTGAGTTGATGGAAACGATGTACGCCAATCGTTCCAAGTTTAAGAAACAGATGCTAAAGATCCAGCAGGAATACGAGAAGGATAAGTCGCAAAAGCATCTACTGAAAGACATCTCTCGTCTCAACAATCTGCAGATGGCGATGAAGATTGCGTTGAACTCTGCTTATGGTGCGATGGGTAATCAGTACTTCCGTTACTATGACTTGCGAATGGCAGAGGGAATTACTCTATCTGGTCAGTTGTCAATTCGTTGGATGGCGAACAAATTGAACGCATTCCTCAACAAAACTCTTAAAACTCAAGACCAAGACTTTGTGATTGCGATTGACACTGACTCAATCTATCTAAAGTTGGAAGAATTGATTGAGAAAGTTTGTGCTGGAAAAGATACTGAAGCCAAGATTAAATATATGGATAGAATTTGTGAGGAAGTTTTTCAACCATTCATTGATCAAGGTTATCAAGATTTGGCAGATTACATGAATGCGTTTGCTCAGAAGATGCAGATGAAGCGTGAGGTTTTGGCTGACAAGGCAATCTGGACTGCGAAGAAACGCTATGTTATTAATGTTCACAACTCAGAGGGTGTTCAATATGCGAAACCTAAGATCAAAGTTATGGGCTTGGAAATGGTCAAGTCGAGTACACCTGCTGTTATTCGTGACAAACTTAAAGATTCGTTACAAGTTATTTTGCACGGCACTGAGAAAGATCTTCACAAATACGTGATGGATTTCCGAAAAGAATTTGATAAGATGCCTGTCGAAGAGATTGCGTTTCCTCGTTCTTGTAATGGAATAAAACAGTATGCTGGTTCTCCAATTTATACAAAGGGAACACCTATTCAAGTTCGTGGTGCGTTGCTTTACAATCATCACTTGAAGCGTCTCAAATTAGATAAGAAGTATCAGGCGATTCGTGATGGCGATAAGATTAAGTTTGTGTATTTGCGCACACCGAATCCCATTCAAGAAGATGTTATTGCCTTTAGCCAACATTTACCAAAACAGTTAGGATTGGAAGCATACATAGATTATGATAAACAATTCGAAAAAGTTTTTCTTGATGCGTTACAGATTGTTATCGAACCACTAGGATGGAAAACGCAAGAGGAAACTTCACTGGAGGATTTCTTTGGATAACATTAGAATTATAAAAACAGGAATCAATGTTTCTAAGATACTAAAACAGTTGCATCAGTATCCAGAAGATTGGGGTGCTCAAAAGAATATTGAGGGTGCTCATGATTTGGTAGATGAGTGGGGATTTCCTGCAGTACAAGCAGGTGTATTGCAGTTAGTTATGGGAGCAGTTCGTTCTGTAGATGAGTATGTTGGTGACAGCGAGTTGTGTGTTCCAACTCCAGCAATACATCACCACACAGAAATTATTGCATTCCTAAAACGCAATTTTAAAAAGTTTAGTCGTTGTGGTTTTCTATCTTTACCAGTTGGTGGGGAAGTTGGAAAACATATTGATATTGGTACATATTATCTTACAAGAGATAGATACCATCTTGCAATACAAGGTGTTTATGAGTACACTGTTGGAGAAGAAACAGTAAAAGTAGAACCAGGAACATTATTGTGGTTTAATAACAAACTACCACATGCTGCAAAGAATGTTGGAGATTGTGTTAGAATTAACTTTGTGTTTGATGTTCCTCATTCCAAAAACAATCCTTAGTTGCTTTGCATCAAAATATATTGTATAATACATACATCTTTATAAAAAGGAATCGCTATGGGTATTTTAGATAAAATTAAAAAGAACAGCACTATCAAAGATACTGCTGTCTTGTCGGAGTCGAAGTTCTTCACCAAGAAGGATATGATTCCTACCTCCATCCCAGTAATCAATTTGGCTCTTTCTGGTCGTCTTGATGGTGGTCTTACTCCAGGTCTTACAATGTGGGCTGGTCCATCAAAGCACTTTAAAACTGCATTTAGTTTGCTAATGGCAAAGTCTTACTTGGACAAATACGAAGATGCTGCGTTGCTGTTCTATGATTCTGAATTTGGAACACCACAGTCTTACTTTGAGGCATTTGGTATTGATATGGATAGGGTTCTTCATACTCCTATCACAGACATTGAACAATTGAAGTTTGATGTCATGCAACAGCTACAAAATCTAGAGAGATGCGATCGATTAATTATCATTATTGATTCTATTGGCAACCTTGCTTCCAAGAAAGAAGTTGAAGATGCTATGGAAGGTAAGTCTGTTGCGGATATGTCTAGAGCGAAACAATTGAAATCCTTATTCCGTATGGTAACACCACATCTGACTCTTAAAGATATCCCAATGGTTGTCGTGAATCATACATATAAAGAGATTGGTTTGTATCCTAAAGACATCGTTGGTGGTGGTACTGGTTCCTATTATTCAGCAGACAACATCTTTATTCTTGGTCGTCAGCAAGAGAAAGACGGAACTGAAGTGACTGGTTATAACTTTATCATTAACGTAGAAAAGAGTAGATATGTTAAAGAAAAATCTAAGATTCCTGTTAGCGTATCTTTTGATGGTGGTATTAGCAAGTGGAGCGGTCTATTGGATCTCGCACTCGAAAGTGGTCATGTAATCAAACCATCTAATGGTTGGTATCAAAAAGTAAATGTCTCTACTGGTGAGACAGATGAAAAGAAATATCGCATTAAAGATACTGACACAAAAGATTTTTGGATGCCAATCTTAATGGATAAGTCTTTCTATGAGTTTGTAAAAAACAAATATTCAATTGGTACTGTGCAGATGGTTAATTCTGACGAATTGGATAAAGCATTGGAAGAGTTAGAGTTCGATGAATAATCTACCCATTGTAGTTATGGAGAGCAAATCAACTGGTCTCCAAGCAATTAAGTTGACAGAAGGTGCGTTTGAGGGTATAGTATATACCTATGGTAAAGTAGAATTTGGTGAAGACGATCAAAATGATAAAGTCAGCATTAAATTCGAATACGAAATTTTAGATTATGCAGACAAAGGTCTGACAGATAAAAAACCTTTTGAACAATACATTGGTGATATCCTTGTTGAATTGATTCATCAAGGTATTGCTAATAACGATTTAGTATATACAGGCGGAGTTGATGAGAATAGAACAAAAGATTCTGAGCAGTCTGATTCATGATGAGCAGTATTGTCGTAAAGTTATTCCATTTATCAAGAGAGAGTATTTTGCAGATAGAAAAGAATCTATCATCGCATACGAAATTGTAGAATTCTTTAACAAGTATAACAAGCCGATTTCGAAAGAAATACTCTCAATCGAACTTTCAAATCGTAAAGATTTAAGCGATAAAGAATTAAATGAAGTCGCTGAATTTGTACGCACACTCGATCATGAACCATCCAATGAAGAATGGCTTCTAGAAAATACAGAAAAATTCTGTAAAGATCGTGCAGTTTATAATGCAATCCTAGCCTCGATCAAAATTATTGATGGGGGAGATAAGGTACATACTAAAGATGCGATACCTCACATACTATCTGACGCACTTGCCGTTTCATTTGACAATCATGTTGGTCACGACTATTTGGCAGATCATGATTCGCGTTATGATTTCTATCATAGGGTTGAAGAGAAGATTCCATTCGACTTGGAAATGTTTAATAAAATCACGAAGGGTGGACTGAGTAAGAAAACTCTTAACATTGCATTGGCAGGCACAGGTGTTGGTAAATCTCTGTTTATGTGTCACGTTGCTGGCTCATGTTTAAATCAGGGTAAAAATGTCTTATACATAACTATGGAAATGGCAGAAGAAAGAATCGCTGAACGAATCGATGCGAATCTTTTGAACCTAACCATGGATGAGTTGAAGGTGGTTGACAGAGATATTTACGAGAATCGTATCTCTAAAATTGCCAACAAAACTAAAGGTAAACTTATCATTAAAGAATACCCAACTGCTGGTGCTCATGCAGGTCATTTCCGTGCATTATTGGAAGAACTAAAGTTAAAAAGAGAGTTTACGCCTGACATTATCTTTATTGACTACTTGAATATCTGCGCAAGTCAAAGAATGAAGCAAGGTGGAAGTATTAACTCTTATACATATGTAAAGGCAATCGCAGAAGAACTAAGAGGACTGGCAGTTGAGTACAATGTTCCAATCGTTTCAGCTACTCAAACTACTCGTTCTGGATATACAAATAGTGATCCAGGACTAGAAGATACTTCTGAATCTTTTGGTTTGCCTGCAACAGCTGACTTTATGTTTGCTTTAGTTAGTAATGAAGAGTTAGAAGCATTGAATCAGATTATTGTTAAGCAGTTAAAGAATCGATATAATGATCCAGGATTTTATAAAAGATTCGTTGTTGGAATTGATAGAGCAAAGATGAAACTTTATGATACTGAAGCGTCTGCTCAAGATGGATTATCTGATTCTGGACAAGATGATGATACACCAATGTTCGATAAAAGTTCATTTGGAAGAAGGCAAAAGACAGAGTCGTTCGAAGGATTTAAGTTTTAGGAGAAATAAATGGCAAAGGTTATTGTAGCACAAACTAAACATGATTGTGAGCATTTGCTTGGTCAATTTCTAGATGAAAGTCACTATGACATTCTAGTTGAAGAAGACTGCGATGTTTACGCACCACCAGATTGCGATCTTGGTACACAAGCTGCATGTGATAAAGAATGTAACACTTGTGACAAAGGTATGGACGAGCGTAAGATTATTTTTAAGTTCCGCAAAAACTTCTTCAACAAACAAGAACAAGATCAGGCATACATTGGTCTGCGCGAGGCAGCAACTGAAACACAGAATCGTGGTATGGCTGCAGGTCCAAGAAAAGAATCTCTTGGTAATCGTGAGTGGGTCACTGAATATGAGTCTGATGTTCTAGATTATTTCTTGGATCCAAAAGCATCGCTTGATGGAGATCCAATTGAGATTCTCAAAGAGAAGCATAAGAACAAAACTGACAAACCATCTACACGAAATAATGTTTGGGGTATTCAAGCAGTTAAGCGTGATAACTTTTTGTTCAGCGAGTGGGTTGAGAAGACACGCAAACTCGAACCATCTGAGATGATTAAAGAAGCACGTCATGTAGAAAAGAATTATGTTTGCGCAACGACATATGCCAATGGTGTTATGTCTGGCATCGCTGGATGGTACGATCGTTATCCGCGCATTCCTTATGGTCGTGCTACATCTTACACTGCACGTGAACCAGAGAAGTTTGCCATGGCATTCCCATTCTTACAATCTCTTGCTCGTGGTTTTAAAGAACTACTTCCATGGCGTTATAACAATCAGATGGAAGCTGCAAAGAAACTCGATCCAGCATTCTTGGTTCCAGGAACACCATTCACTACTATTACTGTCAACAAGACATTCAGAACTGCAGCGCATCGTGATGCTGGTGATCTGGATACTGGTTTGTCTAACCTTCTTGTTCTTTCAAACAATGGTAACTTCACTGGTGGGTATTTGATTGCACCTGAGTATCGTGTGGCAGTAAATGTCCGTCCAGGAGATCTACTATTGATTAACAATCATGAAGTTATTCATGGTAATACTCCAATTGTTCTTGGTGACGAAGAAGCAGAACGTGTTTCATTGGTTGTTTACTTCCGTGAGAAGATGCTTGAACTTGGTAGCAAACAATACGAAGATTGTCGTTATGATTTTGTTGAGTCACGCAGAACTAACAAAGAGCATCCAGGACAATTCTATGAAGATGGTACAATGCGTCATCTTTGGAATGGTGTAAGTCCAGGAATGTGGGACTCACAAGAGTGGTATGATTACTGCGAACAGAAACTTGGTCGTGAAGAACTGTTAAAGTACCATCCTGAAGCAGAGAAAAATAGTCTTGAGGAGTTCTTTGGATAATGTGTGCTGTCGTAGGAACAATCGTTCAGAATCCATCTGTTAATCAGTTGGAGATGATCAAACGTATAATCCTCGAGTCTAAGATTCGAGGAATGCATGCAACTGGCATCTCTTATGTTAAAAACAATAGTATTGTTACACAGAGACTTCCAGTCTCTGCTGACAAGTTTCCATTTGATTTTGAATCATATCTAAACGAAGATGGTAATTTGTATATGATTGCTCATTGTCGATATAGCACCAGCGATCTAGAATACAATCAACCACTTTTTCATGATACAAAAAGTATTGTTCACAATGGAGTTATCACGCAAGAGTTACCAGAGAATTGGAAAGAGTTGTATGGATATGATTGCATCACTAAAAACGATAGCGAGTTAGTTTTGCATTCTGAGAATCCTTTGCAAGAATTTCCAAACATGTCTATGGGTGTTTGTGAGTTAAGAGCAGACAAAACTCTTCGTTCTTATCGTAATGGTAAGCGTCCATTATATTTGACAACTTTCAATAATGGATGTATAATTACTTCTACAAAAGATATTCCTTATCGAGCAGGTGTAGATGGGTTTACTACAGAATTTTTAATCAATACATACGTCACATTTGATGCATGTCTTGCAATGAGCGTTGAGCGTAAAAATATTACAAGTGCAGTAGATTATCAACATTATGAACTTTGTTAATTCTACAAAAGTAGAAGAACTAATTAAAAACAGCCCAGCTGGTAAGAACACAAAGTTCTTATCAGCTGCACATTCATTGTGGTATCGTTTTCACAATTACGATAAAGCACCACCTATGGCGTATGAAGTTAATGGAGAAATTGTTTCATTAATTTTTGCCACACACAATCGTGATGGATATGCCAATTTGTATGAGATAGTCACATTGGAAGGAAAAGAAGGAAATGGATACGCCAGCAAATGTTGGGAATCTTGGATTAGGTACGCAGTTGAAGAGCGAAAATCTAAAAGACTTAAAATATCTTGTACGCCAACTTCAGTCACTTGGCATTACAGAAATGGTCTCATCTTCTGGGCAGTTGACCCCACAGGTAGTCTCCGCTCTGACCAAATTCTATTCCCCACTCGTAATGAGCAACTCGCATTTAGAGCTGCTGCTATCGCAAATCCAATCTCGGCTCTGCCACCTTATAAGGCAAGAGATCAATTCCGCGCAGAGGGATTAGAATCCTATAAGTGGGGTGATAAGAAGAAAGCAAAAACGCAAGCAGCAATTGATGCAGTTGGTAAAGCATGGTTGCGTGATGCTTTAATGGAACAACCATCACTTGAAGAATTTTTAGTATAATGGATTATCGTTTAGCAGAAAATCGTAGAGAAGCATTTATTCGTTGGTATGCATGGTCATTAAAATATGATGACTGTGACCCAGCAGTGTGGATGACTAATTATCTACACAAGCGTTATGAACATAATGATGAGCAACGTCTTTGGTTTGCTTGGCTATATGGTAATACGTATTATGCACCAACATCTTGGATTCTCTTAAACGAGTTTCCAGACTTTGAATTGGCGACTGTAGATCGTATTACTCAATGGAATACTGCTAATTATAAAAGACTGCGTTATCAGACTGACACGAAGTGGAACAAAGGTCATTTGCCCTCCATGTTTGAGTCTTATCAAAAATTTATTGGGAATAAAACACAACGAGAAACATTGGAGAATTATTATGGAGACAATGAGGAGGCAAACTTTACAGCTTTGTGGACAAGCATTAAAAGTGGGTTGCACAAGTTTGGTCGTTATTCCACTTGGTTTTATCTTCAGCATCTTAAGCATACTGCTGGGATTAGGATTACTCCTACTAGCCTCATGCTTGATGATTATGATGGCTCTCGCTCTCATCGTAATGGACTTCTTTATGCCCTTGCACAAGAGCACGATTTGGATAGAAAATTGTCTAGAGCAGATTATGCGAGACTTGAGTCACAAGCGAGAGAGATTATCGAGGAAACGAGAAACAGGTTCCCAGAGTTAGCCCATGTTGTTGACTACTTCACTATGGAAACTTGCCTCTGTTCTTTTAAAAAGATTTTTAGGGAACATCATGGTCGATATCTTGGTTACTATCTTGATCGACAAGCTGAAGAAATTATGCAAGTCGAAAAAGACGGATGGTATGGAATAGATTGGGATGTTCTTTGGCAAGCAAGAAATGAAACTATCGATCTTCGTTTGGATGACAAACGTGGTATTAATAAAGAAAGATTCAGTTCATTTTTGAGAACTGGTAAACTTGAAAATTTAGAATGGATGTTTAATGATGAAGAACCACTACTTGAAGGATTGGAGATGTTCGCATGAATGATGATTTAATGACTAACTCTGTAACTTATCCATCTATGGCTGATGGAACTATTGATATGAACACAATTACCATATCAAGCACCAATAGCAATATTCTTACTGCAAATACTGTATATGGGACTCTCGCTATGGAACAAATAACTGACGAAATTTTAGATCGTTATTCTTTTAATAGGATTACAGTTGATCACAAAGTGCAGGAACAAGAGTTACTAAAATTAAAAGAAACTGTTCCTACATATGCAGATGAGATTAAAGAAAATTTGGCTCGCAATATGTCTCGCGATATAATGAAGAAAATAACATTCACCAAGAGACACGATGTGAATGCAGATGTCCATCATTTCTTGGGTCGTGCATGGGTCTTCACTGAAGAAGAATTAAAGAATCTTATTAATGATGTAAAGAACGCATAATATGCCAGTCGAGAAACTAGCCTTTACTGACAAAATTTCAATGTCTGTTACTACGAGAGAATTAAAAGTGAGAAAACTAATTGCTGTGGGTGGACAACCTGGAACTGGTAAAACCACTCTATTCCGTAAGTTTATGGAAGGTAAAACTTGGATCGAATGTGAGCCAGCGAAGCTGATTTCCGCCATGTATAATGAGGAAATGGATCTTTATATCCTAGGTAAATATCAGGAAGGTGAGACTTTTGCAGGAACAGATCGCCTATCGATGGCAGTCCAACCAGAGGTCCAAAAGTGGATCCAGACTCATAACTGTAATGTTCTATTCGAGGGCGATCGAATCTTTAATCAGTCTTTCCTAGAGTTCGCTATGGGACTCGACCAGACCGACTTGCAGGTAGTCTATCTAAAAGCCCCCAAAGAGACTTTAGAACAACGCTATAAGGATAGAGGTTCCGACCAGTCCGAGCAATTCCTAAGAGGTCGAGAAACTAAATATAGTAATCTACTATCAAATTTTGAATTGATGCCCTATATCACTGAGTTTAATAATACCAACTTGGAGGAGCAGGGAAAGATTCTTGCGTTTTTGGAGAAACATTTAGCCAAATAATGTAGGAGTCTTTCTAGGATGTATATGAATTTCCTAGAAACATCTAACTACGATTGGCTGGATCTACTCAATTTCTACGAGAGACCATTCAGGGCTAAACTCATTCCAGCGAAAGTTTGGAAAGACCTAGACCGATATCGCAACGATTCGGTTGGACTCGTAAACTACTGTAAAAAATGGCGAACAAAGGTAGAATTTCGTAAAGAGAAATCTAAAGCGAAGTTCTACCTTTCATACATTGCAATCGGTGGTCAATACGATCCAGAAGACAGACAGTGTATAGTTCAGATACACACTGATTATTTCGACACCTTCAAATTCACAGAAGCGTCTTGGAGTAAATTTAAATATAAATTCCTACAAGTTCTAATGCATGAGATGATACACTTCATGCAGTATGATAGACGCATGGATGAATATAGCAACTATATCGTTCCATATAAAAAAGTTGGAAATGCATTAAAAGACGCGGAAAGAAGATATCTCTCTGAGTTCGATGAAATCCAAGCATACGCTCATTGCATCTTTTTGGATTATAAAATGTATAAACCAAATGTCCCAGTAGATGTTTTACTTTCTCGTTTCAAATCAAAAAAAGATTCAAAAACATTCAACTATATTCTAAAAGTTTTCGGTTATGATCATCGAAATAACTTTGCCATTCATAAAATAATTCAGCAAGTCACTAAGTGGGATAGAAAATACGAGAATATCATTCGTGTGAATAAAAGAACTAAATAATAGACTATGAAAACTTTTAAAGAATATATTACAGAAATGGCTACAGCGAATACAGTATTATCTGACATTAATGAAATCTACACTGGTTATGTTCTCGCAGGAAATAAGTGGTTCGACAATGCTGCTAAACTCCAATACGAACAACGAGTGAAGCAAGCGCAACCACATGAAGTAGAAGACGCCCAAGGTAAAGCAGTTGCTATGGCTGCAGAATTTATTAAATGGGCTAAAGCAAATGGATACAAAGCACCAGTGAAACAAGTATGGTGGACAGCAAGACCAAACTCCATGACATCCGCTTTTGGTGAACCAGTTGATCAAAAGAAAAACCCAACTGACATTCTAGTGAAATTTTCAGATGGTCCATCCAAAGGTTTCCTTGGTTTATCTGCCAAAGCAACTCAAGGTTCTGGCGACATCGGTTTTAAGAATCCAGGTATTGGTACTGTTGACAGAAGTTTAAATATCTCATTGGCAGATGAATATAAGAATCAACTAGACCAAACAATTAAGAAATTCAGACTACCTGTTGGTGCAACAGAACGTAAATTATACATTCGTGCAAATCCAAAAGTTAAAATAGAAACTGAAGCGATTGGTGTACAAATTCTAGCAGCAATGCGTGATGAATTGTTTGTGCGCATTAATCGAATGAATCAAAAAGAATTAATGAAGTATCTGTTATCTGATTGGATGGACGCAGAAATTTTACGTCCACCATATATTAAGGTAACAGGACAAGGTAATAAACCACCATACAAAGCCACAGTGATGGATCCAGTGAAAAACGAGAAACTTGAGGCACTCGGAAAATATCCTATCACTCTAGAAAAAGTCGGTAACGAATCCATTGGAGTAAAGGCAGGGGAAAAGAAAATTATGAAGATTCGATTTAAATTCGAGTCAGAAAAGATGGCTTCCTCCGTGAAACTCTCTGGAGACCCTTGGTAATACAGGGGTTATAATCCCATCAAATCTGTAGGGTTATTGTTGTCTTTTATTGCAAATTAGGGTATAATAATAGTAGAAAAATGAAGAGTCTAAAGAGTTTTATCGTTGAACAAAAGAATACCCATATGACCCATGTGGAAGATTTGGTATTCGATGGTGGTGTAGATGGCACACGCAAGGCTATCAATTTTCTACGTGACCTACGTGACATGCTCGCTGGTAATGCGACAAACAAAATTACCGCAACAGTAAAATGGGATGGTGCACCTGCCGTGTTTGCTGGAATCGATCCAACAGATGGCAAGTTCTTTGTAGCAAAGAAAGGTGTCTTCAATAAGAATCCCAAAGTCTATAAAACTCCAGCAGAGATTGATGCAGACACGCAAGGTGATCTTGCTGCCAAACTCAAAGTAGCACTCGCTGAGTTCAAGAAACTCGGAATCAAGTCTGGAGTTTATCAAGGTGACCTGATGTTCACTGACGACAAACAAGTCGTCACCATCGATGGAGTTAAATATGTGACATTCCATCCAAACACTATCGTGTATGCAGTTCCACTAAACAGTCCACTTGCTGCTCAAATTATGAAAGCAAAGATTGGCGTGGTTTGGCATACAACATACACTGGTAGTTCCTTCGAAGAAATGAAAGCATCATTCGGGCAATCTATTGTTTCACATATGGCAAAAGTTCCTTCTGTCTGGATGGATGATGCAAACTACAAAGACTATTCTGGCACTGCCACTTTCACTGCAGCAGAAACTGCTCAGTTGACCAACATCCTATCAAATGCTGGAAAGATTTTCCAGTCAATCCCCGCAGCAACTCTGAACGCTATTAAAGATGATGAAGAGTTAAATGCTGCAGTAAATACCTATAACAACTCTAAAGTTCGTCAGGGACTACAAGTTACCAATACTCATGCTCATGTGGTTGGATTATTTAACTATATCCACGATAAGTATCAGGCAGAGATTGATAAACTCAAGACTGAAAAGGGCAAAGCAGGAAAAGACGAAAAGCGTAAACGTGTTCTGAAGTTTTTTACTGACCATGACCAAGCAGAAATTATTAAGATCTTTGATCTGGTAAATCTTCTTGCTGCAGCAAAACAGATGATTGTGGATAAAATGAATGAAGCAGGACACATCAATACATTCCTACGCACTACTAATGGATACAAAGTTACTGGTGTGGAAGGATTTGTGGCAATTGACCACTTAACTGGTGGTGCTGTGAAGATTGTCGATCGCCTCGAGTTTAGTAAGTCTAACTTCTCACCAGATATTATAAAAGGATGGCAACGATGAAACTAGCTGCTGTAGTATTTTCTGTTCTGTTAACTGGATGTTCTTTCATCCTACCAATTCCGCACGATGGCGCATTGTTCGATAATCTTGTTCAAGTTAAAGTTGCCATTGATAAGACAAATTGTCAAGATAAAGATTGGAATAAATTATTTGGTAAAGTAGAGCAACTAAAGGTTTATGCTTCTCTTAGAAAAGACCCACAGGCGAAATCCATAGAAGAATTAGAGTCTGCTTTAAAGAAAGCCAATACATCTAGTAATGAAAAGTTTTGTGAGTCAGTTCTTAAAATTAATCGTGTCCGAGTTGACACTGTAGCAGACGCATGGAGAGGAAGATGAATTTATTCAATGAATTAAGAGAAATGGCTGGACAAGAAGGTCCAGCAGGAAAGTTAGCTGCAGATCTAGTTGCTTTTAGAGAAGATTATGCTAAAGGGGATCTTTCTAGAGAAGAATATGAATTCTTGGTTAGTGAGGTCGCTTCAGTAAGAGCACAACAAGAATTGGCTTCCGATGAAGTCGCTTGTCGTTGGATTTGCGCTGCAGCGGAGGCAATGCTAAGCCTAGCGTAAGTTTCAAAAGTCCTAAATAATAGGCACTATTTTAGATTGATGGATCAAATGAAAGATTATAGACAACTAATTAAAGAGTTACCCTCTAAGACTGTAGTATTTGCGTTCGGGAGATTTAATCCTCCGACGATTGGTCACGAATTGCTTGTCAAAGCTGTCAAAAAACTGGCTCAGCAGAAAAATGCTGACCACGTAATCTACGCATCCAGATCCCAAGATTCTAAAAAGAATCCACTAACTGTGGATAAAAAGGTTAAGTATTTAAACCTTATGTTCAGAAATACTAAGTTTGCTGCGGCAAACGAACATGTTCGTACTTTCATAGAAGCAGCAAAAGAATTAAATAAGCGTTACAAGAATATCGTTATGGTTGCTGGTAGCGATCGTGTTCCAGAATTTAAAAGATTGCTAAACACCTATAATGGTAAAGAGTTTAACTTTGATACAATCGAAGTTATCTCTGCAGGTGAAAGAGATCCAGATGCTGATGATGCTTCTGGAATGTCTGCTTCTAAAATGCGTGCGCTTGCAGTGAAAGGTAATTATTCAGAATTCAAAAAAGGATTACCATCTACTGTCCGTGATATTGATGGTAAAAGATTGATGAATGATATTCGTGAGGGTATGGGACTTGAATCAATTAAAGAACAGATTGTTTTAGTAAAAGACGATCTTCGTGAAAAATACTTTCGTGGAGAGATTTTTAACGAAGGTGATATTGTAGAATCAGATGGTGAAAAGTTTACAATTGTTAAGCGTGGTTCAAATCATTTATTACTAAAAGAACAAACTGGAGCATTAGTTTCCAAATGGATTCATGATGTGCAACCAACGGAAGAAAAAGATATGAACGAAGCACTAACCGACAAGACATTAAAACCGAATGACAAACTAAAGGTCGCTCGTATTATTGCGACCATGCTTGGTGTTGAAAATGCAGAGACATCATCAAATCCTGACATGCTTATTAATCAGGCTTTACGTCGTGTGCGCACTAAATCATTGAACCCAGAAGCACTGGCAATTCTTGATAAAATGTTAAACTTGGCAACTGAACAAGGTATTCAGTATGATGCTACATTGAAGCCAACAAAATTAAAAGAAGCTGTGACACAACCAAATGGTACAGATAAGATCTCTGTCACAACTGACTCTCCAGTAGTAAATAAAAAATCAAAATATAATTTTGCCAAAGACGTTCTTCGCTTTAATGACTTTAAGAAATTACAAAAGGTTCAAGAACAAGAACAAGATTATGAATATGCTGCTCACTCGATGGCTGATAATAAAAAAGACAATGAATCAGATCATGATTATGAACATGCAGTTAAAGTTACAGATCCAACAGAAGTTGGACACACATTAGTTCATCCAGGTGGTCAAGATAATTTACGTCGTCGCAAAGTAAAGTATCATCTTGGAGAAGAACAAATTGATGAAGTGTCATCTGATCTAGTTAAAAAAGCAAGAGATGTTGCTTTTGCTAAAGGTAAAGATGATCAAGGACATCGTTTCGTCAAAAAAGCATATGAGAAGGGTCAGAAAGAATCTGACACCATGGCAAAGAAGTTGTCAGAAGAATTAGATGAATCTACATCAGCAGGTTTAGCTGCAAAAGCGCAAAAGTCTGGTGTGTCACTATCAACTCTTAAGAAAGTCTATGCACGTGGTGTTGCGGCATGGAACTCTGGACATCGTCCAGGAACAACTCCACAGCAGTGGGGTATGGCTCGTGTAAATTCTTACATCACAAAGGGTAAAGGCACATATCATGGTGCTGATAAAGATCTTCGTGAGGAAGAAGAACTTGAAGAAGCAAAACTTCCAGAAGTTCCAAAAGATAAAGAGTCTGGTCTTCCAAAGAAATATGTAGCAGGTTTATCTTCTGCAACTGCAAAAGCAAGAGCAGCACATTGGGACAAGATGGATAAGAAAAGTGACAGTGATCCATCAGCATATGAACCAGCACCTGGAGATGCTACTGCAAAGACTAAAGAATCAAAACATACAAAGAAATATCGTGCAATGTTTGGTGAAGACATGGAAGAAGAAATCTATGAAGCATGCTGGGTAGGTTATAAGCAGGTTGGTATTAAGAAAAAGGGTAACAAGTATGTTCCAAACTGTGTGAAAGAAAGTGCAGTAGATGTTTCTGAATACGAAGAAAACTGGGAAGAGCATATCTTTGCAGATGAAGATCCATCCGAAGAAGAAATTGAGCACTTCATGAATCATATCAGTGATGATGACATCTATGATCTATATGATGAAGAGGAACTAACTGTTGTCGATGATGAAACTGGCGAAGAACTACCAGAAGATGAAGAAGAAAAACAATTAGAAGAAGAAACATTAATGGAAGTTCTTTCTCGTGTTGAACGTATGAAAGCAAAGTTTCGTATTCGTCGCACCAAAGCAAAGCGTGAGCGTGCAACTAAAATTGCATTAAAGCGTTACTCGAATACAAATACAATTAACAAGCGTTCACGTCGTTTAGCGATTAAACTTATGAAGAAGCGTTTGTTGCGTGGACGTGATCCAAG